CGCAAGTTCCCCAGGTTTCCACGACACCGTTAAGGTAGTCCCCAAAGAGGATCCTGCCAATAACGTTCATGCAGATACTGACTCCAAAGATATTGCGTGCAATCTTATCCTTCTTTGTAGGCTCACCCTTGACAAAAGCTGTTGAAGGGTGGGTAAATCCTTTCATAAAAAGATAAGCTGCTTTCGCACGTCGTCCTGGGATATCTGTCAATGCCTCTACTATAGAGGGATCAATCCATTTCTGGATGAGGCAATTAACGCCTTGATAGATGAGGTCAGGAGGACACACTGCTACCGTCTGAGCAAAATAGCTGAGAGGGTATCCAGGCATGCTGCTTTGGTTGCACTGGCTAAGTGCGCGTTCGAAGAGGTCTCTTCTTACGGTGTAGTCCGGGTTAAGGACTTGACCGAATTTCGGAACAACGGGCAAGTTCCGGCGAGCAAAAATCGTTCGCAAGGCTGCGGCATATCGAGTGCAGAAGGGCCGGTCAGGGAACTTTTCTACGAGGGTGGCAGAGCTGCCAGCGTCGCTTGGTTGTCCAGTGAACCGGGTCTTTGCGGCTCTTGCAAGGTAGAATCCAAGTCTTTCTTGCTCAGTTGGTTGGCCCTTAGGAGGAATCCATAAGGCTTTAGCTGTTCGTTCAAGCTCTTCACCTGCTTGAGGATTTCCGCCTTCACGCCTGCATGATGCTGTAAACTCTGAAAGTTGTCCAGCCCAGGCACTTGCAAGTTCGGGGTCAGCGTCAATGAGCTCCCAGAGGGGGAGGTCCCTACCTTCTTGGGGTTTGCCTCCGCGTCTGGGCCTTCCTTTGAAGAGGTCGCTCGTCTCGAGGAAGCCGTAGCAGCTCCAGAGGAAGACGTCTTCTTCAGGTTGGAAGACTTTGCGCTTAGCGACAAGGTCTCTAAGGGCTTGGTTTGTGTCTTCTTTGTCAACGAACGACTCTGGTCGGAGTGATCGGACTGTGAGTGGTTCGGTGTTGAGGAAGACCTTGGCCTTGTTTGATTGCCAGTATTCCCGCTCGCCAATTTGGAGATTGGCTTCGGCAGATTCAACTGCTCGAGCGAGGGTGCCGTTGCTTTTGCGCTGTGATCGCTCAGCGCTGATCCTTTTAAATGCTCTTTTCCGGACTCGTAGATGAGGTCTTCATCTTCTGGTTCGTCATAGGCAGCAGGTTCTGCAGTGTCTTCATCGACTTCCAAGTCTGCCCAAAGCTCAGCAGCGGATCTGCGCGGATTCTTCGGCGCATCAAACCGTTGGTGTTGCCATTTGTGAGAGGGCTCCGAGGCTTTAGGGGCGTCGTCGCCGTCATCATCAAAGTTGAGCTCTGGTAACTCATTCACTCTGGCCATGCGAAAGCCTTGCTCATCGGTGTGTAACCCGCGAGAACGTGAGTTCATCTGTTCCCAAGTGTACTTGGCAAACTCTCGGGTCTTAGACGCGAAAGCTGAATCAGTGTAACTCTCAGTCACGATGTCGCCGGTCAACGGTCGAAAGATCTCAATTCCAGGGCCTTCTTCTTGCAGTATGGGCGCAGAAGAAGAGCTGAGGCGAGTCCATTCTTCAATGAGGAGAAATGGAAGTGGAATGTGCACATTGCGTTCGATTCCAGGTTCAGAACCTTGGTGCATGAGCGTTACCCGCATGTTCTGATCAAAAGTAGGCATACCCGAGTCTCCCAGGATAGTGTTACTTTGAGTTCGAACCTTGAACGGGGCACTTTTATCCCATTGTGAAGTGCAAAAGGAGACTCCCCATTGGGTCTTCAGGGCGGGTGTGTGTTCGGCCTGAAGTCGGAGAGCGTGGGTATATACCTTGACAACTGAGCCAGGAGTGTACATAGCCACTTTAGCGGATTTCACTCCCAGCATCGAGAAGGCGGCTTTGCGAGTATGCAAAACGGCAACATCAAGATGAGAGAGCCGGGAAGTCAAGCGTCGGTTGACCTTGACAGGTACAGAGACTTTCGATCCAGCCTTGGCAAAATGGATTGTCCCAGACGGAACTGCCTGGGAGATCACATGATAGCAAGTGATGATGGAATTTCCATACCTAAAACCCTTGCCGGAATAAGTCAGCTTGGGTGATGCCCAGATCGTAGCGGAATCATCTGCAGTGTAAATGTCAACAATGCAATCTGGGACTTGGTTCTGCTCAACTAAGACATAACCAGCAGCGTTACCATGTGCGCCTTCAGCAACAAACGTCGCCTTGTAGTAAGTGTAGATCTTAGAGAAAGCAGACGACGAGGGGTCATATGAGACATCTGTGGTGTACAAGCGACGCCAGAGAGCTGCATAGGCGCCTCGTGGAGTGAATCCAAAGATGTAGTACACTACAGCGAGGTTCATAAGCACGAAGTATGCGTAAAGCACAAGAGAGCCAAAGATCATGTTCGCAACATAATCGAGCAACAGCAAACAACTTAAGAGAAAAGACAAGAACATGGTCACGGCACTGGTAATGGTGGGCAACCAAGCCATGGTTGCCTCACCAGCGGTGAGCAATGAGGTGAGAAAGACACCTGCAATTCCTGCGTAGACATTTAAAAACACTTTAACGAGTGATAAGAGATCAGTATTCATTTTGGCAAAATAAAC